CGAATTTATCAAACGCAGGTGTTTCAGCAGCAAATGTTAACGGACAACTTGCTATTTTTAATACTGGTGCAAATGCAACTAGTGTTGTAATAGCAGAAGGAACTGGATTACTAGCAGAAGTAGCAATCACAGCAGGAACTTATGCAATACCAGAACTAGCAATTGATCCACACACATCAGTTCCACAATGGAAAGCAGGAGCAACTACACCTCGTCCAACAGGCAGTGTTTGGTTAAAAACAACAGAAGCAAACAGCGGCGCACGTTGGAGAGTTAAAGTTTGGAATTCTGCTACAGAATTATGGGACTTAGTAACTGCACCTATACACGCTGATAACGCAAGTGCATTAGTAGCACTTGATAAAGCAGGCGGCGGCGCAAATCTTGCACTAGGCGATCTTTATGTACAGTCTAACTGGACAGAAGCAGCTGATAAACTAGCAGAATTTAAAATCTTCCGTAGATCAGCATCAGGCGCTTCAAAAGTAACATCAAGTATAGTTGCAACACAGATTAGTGCTGGTTCAACTAGCTTTACTCTTGCAGAAACAATTGCAGGCACTGCAACAAAAACGTCAGCTGCTATTACATTTACAGCTACTGGCGCAGCAGGCGATGCTGAATTAATTGCTAATGCTATTAACAGTGCTGGACTTACAAATGTTGTTGCTTCAGTTGATGCAAACAACAAAGTTGTAATTTCACACACTAAAGGCGGCGATATTGACATTACTGATACATCTGGCGCACTAGAAGATATTGGTATTACAGCAGCTAAGATTAGTAACTGGAAAGTACTTTCAGCATTTACTGCTTCAGCAACAGCTCCAACATCAACAACAGCAGACGGTACATTATGGTACAGTTCAGTAGTTGACGAAGTTGATATGATGTATCACAATGGTACAACTTGGGTTGGTTATAATGATGCTACTGCTTTTCCAAATGCAAAAGTTACTACAGCAGCAACTGAACCAACTACTAGCTTAGTAGCAAACGATATTTGGATTAGTACAGCAGATTTAGAAAACTATCCAACAATTTATCGTTACAGTGCTGATCTTACAAAATGGGTATTGATTGACAAGTCAGATCAAACTACTGAAGATGGTGTTTTATTTGCTGATGCACGTTACAGTACAGACGGCAGTGCTACTGAATCAACTATTGCTGAAATGCTATTAAGTAACTTTTTAGACACAGATGCTCCAGATCCAGCACTATATCCACAAGGTATGTTACTATGGAACTTACGTAGAAGCGGATTCAACGTTAAGAAATATGTACGTAACTATGTTGATATTACAGCTGATAATATTAGAATGGGCGATGTAAGTATGGCAGCATACAGTCCAGATCGTTGGGTTACTGAATCAGGAAACCAAGAAGATGGTAGTGGATCATTTGGACGTCACGCACAGCGTAAAGTTATTGTGCAAGGATTACAATCTGAAATGAACAGTAACCAAGACATTAGAGATGATGAATCAAGAATCTTTAACGTTATGGCAACACCTGGTTATTCAGAGCTAATTGGCGAAATGATTAGTTTAAACCTTGATAGAGGCCTAAGTGCATTTATCGTAGGTGACACACCAGCAAGATTAACATCAGACGCAACATCACTTAACGAGTGGGGTCAAAATACTAAACTTGCAGTTGAAGATAACGATGACGGACTTGTATCAAGAGACGAGTACTTGGGTATGTTTTACCCTTGGGGCTTCACAAGTGACAACGCAGGCAACAATGTAGTTGTTCCACCAAGTCATATGATGCTACGTACAATTGCACTTAGTGATCAAGTTAGCTATCCTTGGTTTGCACCAGCAGGCACAAGACGCGGTGGCGTAACTAATGCTACAGCAACAGGTTATGTTAATGGCAGTGGCGAGTTTGTTTCAATTGCATTAAACGAAGGACAACGTGACACACTTTACAGTGTAAATGTTAATCCAATTACGTTTATTAACGGAGCAGGACTTGTTAACTATGGTCAAAAGACTCGTGCAAGAAATGCAAGTTCATTGGATAGAATTAACGTAGCACGTTTGGTTATCTACTTACGTAGTCAACTTAACAAACTTGCTAAGCCTTATATCTTTGAGCCAAATGACAAGATTACAAGAGATCAAATCAAACAAGCAGCAGAAAGTTTATGTTTAGAACTAGTAGGTGCTAGAGCACTATATGACTTCTTAGTCGTATGTGATAATAGTAATAACACACCAGCTAGAATTGACAGAAACGAGCTGTACTTAGACATAGCAATAGAACCAGTGAAAGCAGTAGAGTTTGTTTACATTCCGCTACGCTTGAAAAATACTGGTGAGATAGCAGGCTTGTAAGAATGATAAATATATATAACAAATTAGGAGCAAAGTAAATGGCTATTTCATCATTATCAAAAATCACAGTTCCATTAGCTTCGGATGCAAGTAACTCTACCCAAGGGTTACTTATGCCAAAACTCCAGTATCGCTTTAGAGTGTCACTGGAAAACTTTGGTGTAAGTGCAGGCGAAGTTACTGAACTAACAAAACAGGTTCAGGATGTTACTAGACCAAACGTAAGCTTCGAGACAATGACTGTTGACGTATATAACTCAAGAGTTTATCTTGCAGGTAAACATACCTGGGAAGCTATTACACTTACTTTAAGAGACGATGCTACTGGTGCTGTACAAAAACTAGTTGGTGAACAACTACAAAGACAGTTCGATTTTATGGAACAGTCAAGTGCGGCAAGCGGAATTGATTATAAGTTTGTAACTAGAATCGAAATTCTAGACGGTGGTAACGGTAACTACGCACCAGAAACATTAGAAACTTTTGAACTATACGGTTGTTACTTAGAAAGTGCAAATTACAATTCATTAGCATACAGTGCTAACGAACCAGTAACAGTTGCATTAACAGTTAAGTACGACAATGCTATCCAAACATCAGGCGCAAGCGGTGGTGGAGTAGGTACTGCTATTGGAAGATCAGTAGCGGCTATAGCAAGTACAACTGGCGCAAGCTAAGTTACTTAATAGTACAACAAATTAGGATTAGGGGCTTCATTGCCCCTTTTTCATTTTATACGCAGTTAATAACATTGGATAAATATTAGTATGGCGAACATATTCAATGGATTCTTAGATAACTTAGTAAACGGCGCACTTAGTCCAAAGGGCGACATGGCCGACTATTCACATGCGGCACGTTTATTCACAGACGACAACTTTCGTTTAGCTCCCAAACAAAAGTTTCTATATCATGTAACACTTAATTTAAATGACAACGTAGTAAACAAAGTATTACCAGGTTGGGTTGGCAGACATACTAATGAAGTTAATATGCTTGTTAAAAGTGTAACTATGCCTAGTTATGATATAACAACTGAAACTAAGAACAAATACAATCGTAAAAAGAATGTACAAACACGTATAGATTATTCACCTGTAAATATTGTATTCCACGATGATAACAATAGCATAACAACACAGTTATGGACAGCATACTATAACTATATGTTTAGAGACGGTACATATGGTAGCAGAGATGGCGCAGGAGCACCAAATCAAAGTGCAAGACCATATAGTAGATTTAATACGTACAAAGGTAGTACACAGAACGGTGACCGCTTTGGTTTAGATAACAATCAATACGAACCGTTTTTTACAAGTATACAAATATCACAGTTAGCAAGACATCAATATCTTACGCTAACATTAGTAAACCCAATTATTGAAAAATGGTCACACGATACACTTGATAATTCAGCAGGTGCAGACCCTGTGCAGAATACAATGACAGTAGCATACGAAACTGTATTTTATGCAGACGGTGCTGTTGTAGAAGGATCAACACCTAAAGGGTTTGCAACAGAACATTATGATTCAACACCTAGTCCAATTGCCGCAGGTAGTGGCGGAAGCCTATTTGGTAGCTCGGGTGTACTAGCAGGCGGTGTTAGTGTGCTAGGAGATTTAGCAGGCGGTAAAGCAGACTTAGGTACATTACTTACAGCGGCACGTACAGTTAAAAACGCTAAGAAACTTACTAAAGAAGGTTTGCGTAACGAAGCATATCAAGTTGCAGGACAAACTATTAGAACAGCAACAGGAACTAACGTAAGTGGACTTGCTAATACTAGTTTTCCAAAATCCGGTGGCAATGGTACACAAACAACTGAAGCAAAAGCAATTACAACTGTTAAGCAAAACAAACAAATAGATACAGCAGAATTACAAACAGCACTAGCCAATAATGCAGAACTAAAAGACTTAGTTGCAGAAAGAGCTGTTGCAATTGGTGCAGTAAGTACACTAGCAGGGTATAATATAGGTAATGCCGCAGGACTTGGAGCGTACGATAACCTTACTATAAACGAAAAAACAATAGTTAAAACAGAAGTTGATCAATTACTATCTAATGAAGATCCCAAGATGTTATCCATTACCAACTCCATAGTCACTAAATACAGAGAGTCACAAACAGGCAGTAGTACTATTGCCGCACAAAAGAATCCATTAGGAAACGTATAATATGGCAAACAATTTACCAGCAGTTCCAGCACAAGATAGCGGTGCAGAAGTTAAAGAATTTTTCAATCAATACTTAACAGAAAAAACTTCTTATCCGGCAAATGATGTTGACGCAGTAATAGGCTTTTTTGAAAATAGAGGTTTCGAAAAATCAAGTGCTATTGCAGTAGGTACAGCAATCTTAAATCAAGCAAAAGTAGATGACATAAATGTGTTTGAACTTATTGATACACTAAAAGGTATTAACTCAACACAGATGAGTGATATCATTGCTAACGTACTAAACTACAGTAGAGAAAAAACAAGCACACTTGGATTTAAAGTAACTTCAAATTACGAAAAAATTGAAAAGCGAAACATCATATACTAAAATGCCATGGGAAGATTTGCACAGGGAAAATATAGTCTCAAAAATCCTGAGAAGTATATAGGTACAAAGACACCAACTTATAGAAGTAGTTGGGAGTTTACGTTTATGCGATTTTGCGACGAACACCCAAGTGTTGCTAAATGGGCAAGTGAAGCAATTAAAATTCCATATAAGAATCCATTAACCGGAAAGCATACAATATATGTTCCGGACTTCTTTATTGCATACGCAGACCGTAAAGGAAAGCAACGTGTAGAACTAATAGAAGTAAAGCCAGAGAATCAAGCAGTAAAAGAAAAACTAGGCCGTAGTAAACATAACCAGGCTTCTTGGGTAGTTAACCAAGCAAAATGGGAAGCCGCAAGGGCATACTGTAAACAAAAAGGTATATTCTTTAGAGTCATAACAGAAAAAGATATATTCCACAACGGTAAAAGACGATAAATAATAGTAGCATATAATGGTATAGGACACATGACCAAAAAACTAGAAGATTTACTCAACATGCCTGATTCAAAAGAAATTATACAACAGGCAGAGAAACAAGAAAAAGCACAAACAAAACACGAAGTAGCTCATGAAGATAGCTTTCGTGATATAGCAGAGTTTGATAAAATTACAAGCGCATTACCAGCTGTTAAAGGCTTAGGTGATAAAGCAGATAGTGAGTTAAATGAAATAGCAGATAAAGCACTTGAAGCATATGACGATTTAATGAATCTTGGTATGAATGTAGAAAGCCGTTACAGTGGTAGAGTATTTGAAGTTGCAGGCGGCCTGCTTAAAACAGGACTAGATGCAAAAGTAGCAAAACTTAATAATAAGTTAAAAATGGTTGAACTACAACTTAGAAAAGAAAAGCAAGATAAAGACGGTGGCATTAGTGAAGACGGTATGATTGCTGGAGAAGGCTATGTTGTAACAGATCGCAATAGCCTCTTAGAAAAGCTCAAAGGACTCGATAAGGATAAATAACTTATATAGGATGGATAATATGGAAACACGATTTCAAGAATTGCTAAACGAGTCTAAAAAGACTTATGCATTTAAAATAGGTATTGCAGGTGTTTTGCCTGAAGGTTGCGAAGAAAGCATCAAAACATGCTTACAAAAGTATGATGTTGCTAGTATAAGCAAAGGTAAAAAGACACCTATTACAGAACGTCCATTAGATTTTCCACAGTTGGAAAACATGGAAGTTACTTACTTTGAAGTCGAACTTAACTATCCTTCCACACAACAAGTTTTACAAGAGTATATTGGACAGTGCTGTAGCATAGACCAAGCACATATTATTGTAAGAAATCCATTAGAGATGCAAGAGAAATATCAGGAAATGCCTGAGGACAATGTATATCAA